ATCCGCAAGCAAATGAACGACGAAGCGCGTGGAGCGGGCTACAAGCCGACGAACGAACATCCGGCGCCCGCGGTGTTTGGCTACAGGTTCAACGTATTTGCGACAGACGACTGGCGCAGAGTGGTGGCCGAATGGCTGCGCGCAATCAATGCAAAGCGCGGAGGTGATCCTTCGCAGATACGCGAGTTTAAGATCAAGATGCTTTGCGAAGCATGGGATCCGCAACGCGAACGCAAGCCTGTTGGCGAGATTGAGGTTGGACCATACCAGCTTGGAGAAAAATGGGCTGACGAAGGCGTGGACGAGCAGGAAAGGCCGTTCCGATTCATGACGGTGGACGTGCAGCGCAACCATTTCTGGGCAACCGTCCGGTCATGGTCGCGTGATGGTAGGTCGCGTTTGGTTGCTCGGTCAAAGCTGCTGACTCCGCACGAGATCGAGGCGATGGCGCGGGACAATGGAGTGCTGCATGGCCAGTGGTATGAGCAACGCCTTCCAACTGGTCAATGGGTGCAGGTATGCGAGTCCAGAGTGTTCCTTGATTCCAAGTATTCACCGGCTGGACTTGTGCCGCGAATTTGCGCGGAGCACGGGTTCCACGCCTTCTACTCGTACAAACGGAACGCATTTAAGCACTCGGACGGGATCTATCGCATCTACGATGAGGGGAGATATTTGGACCCGTTGTCAGGTACGCACAGGTCCGAAGAGCAGTACGGCAAGCGTGTCCTTCAATTCTATTTTGTGGCTGATGCTGCAAAGGATCGCATGCAGGTTTTGCGCGAGGAGAATGGGTCAGACGGCATCCCAATGTGGACCGCATCTCAGGACTGCGGAGACGAATACAAGATGCAAATGCTGGCAGAACAAAAGGTGAAAGTGTTTGGCTCTGACGGTCTTACGTTCACCCATGCGTGGAAGAAAGTCGATAAGGACAACCATTACTTTGACTGCGAGACCATGCAGATAGTTTGCGCATCGATGGCAGGACTTTTGGGCGCTGATGAAATAGGCGTTGACAAATAGTTGTCGGATCTATCGCTTGCGCTCGCTTGGCATACGATACCGTACAAGCGGGGATTTATTACGGCTTCACCTTGGCAGAGGTGCAGGCGGAGCTTGCCCGGTACAAGTCTGAGGTCCAGAAGATGGTTGGCGGACCGAGGAACGTGCTTGCTGCGTCGGTGAATGGTAAGTCGTTTTCTTATGGTCCGTCTGGATCGCTTTCGCTTGCTCAATGGCAGGCTGAGATTCAGGACGCGCTTTCGCAGGTAGACGACAACGTTATTGCGTTGCCGTCTGAATCAAGGGTGAGATTCACATGAGCATCCGCGCAAAACATCAGCGCCGGATGAGGGCGCAGCAAAGCCAACCGCAGGCTAACGGTGGCTCTCGCCTTGGCTATTCCTGGACTTCATCGGAATCGCTTTTCCCTTCGCCAGGAGACAGTAATCTGCGCGGATGGCGTCCGTCTTTGGATCGGGATGTTTGGAAGATGCTTCCAAACGCGAAGCACCGAGCCATGATCTCGGATTCCCGCTATGTCTTTGGCGGATCTGGAGCGGTTTCCGGAGCGGTCCGAAAGAAGGCTGACTACGCCATTGGTTGGTCTTGGGCACCGACTTACACGGGAACAAATGAGGCTTTCCGCCAGGTAGCGCAGCCACTGATGGATCGATGGACTCGCCTGTGCGACATGCGGGGCGGAGTGTTCGATTGGCGCCTTGGTCTTCGTTGCGCTTCGATTGCCATCGATCGAGATGGCGATTGTTTCGCGGTCAAAACGATCACTCCAGAAGGTTCTCCTCGTATCCAATGGCTTGAGGGGCATCGAATTGGGACGCCTACGATTGGCTGGAAGCAGGCTGACACGGTTCCAGACAACGAATACACGCAAGGCTATGTCGGAATGACGATCCTTTCAGGCGTCATCTACGACGAGTTCATGCGTGCGGTTGGTTACAACCTACTCCCATCTGAGGACGAGTCACCCGGTGACGAGCAGGAATGGAACATTATTCCAGCTTCTGCCGTTGAGTCTTTCTCAGATCCTGATTGGTTCAGCGCTTCTCGAGGCATTCCGTCAATTGTCCGCGCCATTCTTGATTGGTACGACCTAGGAGAAACCCGCGAGGCCGAAAAGATTGCGGTCAAAGCGCACTCCTCGCTCGTGATGGTCGAGAAAAACGAGACCGGCAGGCGAGAGATTGGGCGTGAGGCTATTGGATCCGGTGGCCTTCCATCTGCCGGTCGTCAAACTCTTCAGACGCAGATGATCGACAAAGGCTTGATTCGATACATCAAGTCGAGCGGAGACATCAGTGCGCATGAGTCGAACCGTCCAGGCGAAGCTTGGCAGAACTTCATGGACGAGATCACGCGTGGCGCGTTTCTCGGCATGGACATGCCCATTGAATTCGCGTGGAACTCCTCGCAGATCGGTGGCGCTGGAATCAGATCAATGGTTGGTCAGGTTCAGCGTGCAATTGAGAACCGGCAGGCGGTGATGTATAAGCCAGCAATGGCCACGTTTTTGTGGGCGGTTGCCGTCTATATGCAGGGCAAGGCCATCCCGTTTTCGCCTGACTGGTGGAGTTGGGAATTCTCGATGCCCGCCAAATTCTCGGTTGATATGGGACGAGATTCCCAGAATCGACGCGAGGACGTTAAGACCGGTCTGCGGTCATTTTCAGAGGTCGTTGGCGAGGACGGCATTGACCTGCGAGACCACGTAAAGCGCCGGATTGCTGACTATTTGCTCGCCAAGCAAGAGGCGGACGCTGCCGGTGTGCCCATGGAATGGGTGCTGAATCCGTCTGCCGTGGTGCCTCCTTCAACCGAAATCACGGTCACAAACGAACGCGCATGACATCTTCCTGGTACAACATCAAAGCCGCAGCCGCTGGAGGCATTTCCGAGGTATTTGTCTACGGCGAGATTGGCGATTTCGGCATTAGCGCGGAGCGATTCAACCAAGATCTTGCGACGCTCTCTGGCAAGGTGCGCGTTCGCATCAACTCGCTTGGTGGATCGGTGTTTGATGCCGTCGCCATGCACACTTATCTCAAGGGATTGGCAGACGTTGAGACTATTGTGGACGGCATTGCCGCTTCCGCTGCGTCTGTCGTTTTTGCTGCTGGCAAGGTTCGCAAGATGGCCAAGGCAGGCTATCTGATGATCCACAACCCATGGACGTTTGCTGCTGGCAACGCAGATGACCTTCGCAAGGAAGCCGGATTGCTGGACTCAATCACGGCAACGCTCGTTGGTGTTTACCAGTCTGTCAGCACCGACGACGAAGACACCATTCGAAAGGAAATGGAGGACGAGACTTGGCATTCGTCCGACACCGCCAAGGCCAAGGGATACGCCACCGAAATCATTGATGCACCGGTTGCCAAGGCATCCATCCCTGCCGGTCGATTTGCCAAGCTGCCGCAAGCTCTCGTTGACGCGATGAACGCGCCGACAAAACAGGAGACCAAACCAGTGAACAAGAAACTGCTCGCCCTTCTGGGCGTGACTGGCACGGAGCGCGAGACGTTTCTCGCAAACTCGGTGCAGGCGCTCGGAGTTACCGAGGACGCCATTGCTCAGGCGGAGAAGGACGGCAAGCCGGACTTCCTTGCGGAGCATATCCAAAACCGCATTACGACCGCTGACAAGCGAGCCGCTGATGCAGAAGCCGCCGCCAACGCGCAAGCTGCCACCGCCAAAGCGATTTTGGCCGCGCTTGGCATCAATGAAGCACCCGCTGATCCGCAGGCTGCTGTGGCCGAAATTGTGAAGGCCAAGGCATCGGCTGAAGCTGCTGAGATTTTGGCTGCTCAAGGTATCCGAAAGCCGCTTGAAACCGCTAAGGCAAGCGCCGCTCCAACGGAAACCATTGAGGAAATCCAAGCCAAGTTTGCGTCCATGCCTTCTGGGCCTGAGCGCTCCGCATTTTTCGCGAAGCACAAGAGCATCTTGTTCTGACGCGGGAGAAACGCAGAAACCCACCTAAACAAATATGGCAAACACCATCGCCGGTGCGAATCTCGCCGCAATCGCCGAGATGTCGCTTCAACCGCTGCAATCCGCGCTGCTGCCTTTGCGGGCATTCACGACGGATTTTAGCTCTGACATCGCCCAACGCGGGGCGTCTGTCACCACGCGTTACGCGACCAATCCGACGGCTCAGGACTTGTCCTCGGGCTACAGCCGGACTGATACGACGCTGACCGCGATCACGACCACCCTGGACACGTATTACGGTTTTGTCTGGGGCTTTGATGATCTTGAGCGCTCCAAGTCCTCGATCAACCTCAACGACACCTTCATCCAGCCTGCTGCCTACGCGATCGCGAAGAAGGTGTTTGGCGATCTCTGGAATCTAGTCAATGACACCAACTACCCGGCGGCGACTGCCACCGAGTTGACCGTCACTGCGGCCAACTTTGACCGCGACGACGTGGCTGACATCGCGCAGCAGTTGACCACGAACGGCGTGTCCAAGAGCGGTCGCTCGCTGATTCTTGCTCCCGGCCATTACGCCGCGCTTGCCAAGGATCTGAACGCCGTCGACAGCGCTGGCCAGTCGATCACCATCGGCGAAAACGTCATCCCGCGCCTGCACGGGTTCGATGTGTACGAGTCGCCTGAGTGCGATGGCAACAGCGTCAACGTGGCTGGTCTTGCGACTGGTCGCCAGGGTATGCTCATGGCTGCTCGGTCGGTTGACATTGCGACTGAAGCCACGCGCATCGTGGACTTCCAGAACGTCGTGCTGCCTGACCTCGGGCTGCCTGTGCAGTTCCGCAAGTGGTACGATCCCAGCACCGGTTACCTCATGTACAGCATGGGTGTGCTTTACGGCGTGAAGTTCGGAATCCCGTCTAGCGGGTTGAAGATCGTCACGGCCTAACGCAAACGCAAACGGGGTGGCTCCTCCGCATTGGGGCCACCCCACAACCATTTCTCACATGCTTCCGTCTTTTGTTGTCGCCTATTCCGCAGGAAAACCCGAAGCGCTGTTTGTCGGCATGGATGCTGGCAAAGCCAAGGAGGTGTACTCCGCAAACGTCGAGAATCCGAAATACG